TACAACAAGGAGACACTGCGACAATTTATTGCCGATAATTACGACCCAGACGTACTTTGGGCCTATGACTGCCTAAAGCCATATTCTTACAAAGCTGATCTTGGCCGCTTTTGCCTGCTAAATAAGCTGGGCGGCTGGTATTTGGACATTGCCGTGAGGGTGGTAAACCCCGTGCAAGTGGGGCCTCGTATTAAATGGCTGGCATTTAGGGACATTCAACGCTTTAGTTTTACTTCTTGGGCATGTGCCACGACTGTGCTGTATTCACAGCCCGACAATCCCGCGCTAACTACTGCCATTCAATTGATTGTCAACAATTGCCATGAGCGCTTCTATGGCATCACGCCACTGTGTCCCACTGGTCCGACGCTCTTGGGTCAAGCTTTGGCAATGAATGGCCCCAACCCTGATTTTGTTTATGGTGACTATTTAGAACTGACACCCACTCATGAACAAAAAAACAGGGCTTTCGTCCTGCCCGATGGAACTATTATGGCTTGGTCCAAGCCTTCTGGCGGCGGTGATCTTACTGGTGTTGGCGCTAAAGGTGTAAACAATTACAACGAACTGTGGGCAAAGAGAGATGTCTATGCAAGCTGAAGATTGGCACATCTATGTGATGTGTCATGGCAATAATGAGCCGCGATACTCATCTTCCGCTTCTCTTCATCGCATGAGATTGGGAGCGGAGAGTCTTCCTCAGGAAGAGTTGCTGCAACTTTCTCACGCGGGCTGGACTCTCGACAATAGCGGCCACAATATCTCCACTTACAACAAATGGTGGTCCGAGCTGACTGGTGTTTATTGGCTCGTTAATAACGCCACGGAGGAATTCATTGGCAATGCCCAGTACAGGAGACAATGGGCGGACGAGGGCCTAGAGCCTTCATCTCCTTTAGTAGTGTACATTCCTGAGCCTGAACGCTTTGGTTGCTCTGTCGCCAAACAGTATCGCGAAGGACATGTGGGAATGAATGGTATTGAGCAAGCTTTGCTGGCTGCAGATCGCGGGCAAATGCCCATCACTAGAGAAGAGCTGGAGCTCGCCTTCAATCAAAATATCTTCTTTGGCCATATTATGGCGAGGGGTGCCCATGTGAATTATTGCGAAATCATGCAGACGCTGCTTGATTGTATGTGGCCAATTTGGGACAATTGCCAAGAACAAATTAGGCGCATTGAAGGCTACAACTGTCGCTACATTTCGTTTCTAGCTGAGCGCATTATGACGGCTTTGGTTTTGCATCGTGACAAAGTGTGGCCAGGTATTAGCATTGAAACAGCACCAATAAATTTTTTCCCATAGAAAATGACCAACAAGGAAAAGCAGGCCAAGGTGGCATTGGTCATGCGCGAATTTAAAAGCGGCAAGCTGAAGAGCAGCAGTGGCGAGCCAGTAACCACCCCTCGCCGCGCGCTCGCAATTGCCTTGTCCGAAGCTGGCCTTTCGCGCAAGCCTAAAAAAGACATGGGCGACGAATACTATCTGGCTTTTATGAAAGAACTAGCAGGAGAAGAGGAGGAAGAAGAAACAATGGATGAGAGCAGTGGCGAAAAGCGCTGCAAGGCTTATCTGACCACGGTGCGCAAAAACAGAAAAAAGACCTAAGGGGCGACGCTGAATCATTTTCCCCTCCATCGTCTGTTCGGGCCGCAGCGCGTCGTGGCCTTGAGCTTCGCAAGAAATATGGCAAAGGCGGCCTGACTACGCAGGAAGCAGGCAGGCAGGGCATTGGCAGCGGCGTGGCAAGAGCTACAAGCCTGGCTAATGGAGAGAAAGTGGGCTACGAGACCATCAAGCGCATGGCTGCTTTTTTCTCGCGCCATGAGAAAAACAAGAGTGGCGGAGAGGATGATGCAGGGCGAATCGCCTGGCTCTTATGGGGCGGAGACGCGGGTAGGGCGTGGGCCAATCGAATTATTAAGATGGTGGAAAGCCGCAAGGAAGACCAATGAGCGAATACGTGCGTGTGATCGAAGAGGAAGAAGACGGCATTGGCGTGATGAAAGCGCTGTCCATCCTTTCTGCGCATGAGCACCGGGAAACTTCTAACTGGCGGCTAGTCGAGGAACAGCACTTCAAGAATGGGCGCCTCGATGAAACTCATATTTTTGTATGCAATAGTTACGACAAGCCTCACGAGCATTTTGATCCAGTGAAGATGCTGGTGTTTGAGGCTGAAGCTATTGCCAAATCCTATGTGATGCAAGGCATTCAAAGTCAGATAGAGGGGCTTCAGGACGAAGATGATGACGATGAAGATTGATCTGCGTAAACGAAGTAATTAGGCATGCCAAGGAGCCAAAAAATAGACATGCCATAAAGTCCGCTCAGCACTCTTATCTGGGCACAGTCTGGGGCAATTTTGCCCTGCTCCATCCGAGAATAAGAACTCTGACTGATGTTTAGTTCCTTCGCTACGTCCCATTGATTTAGTCCAGCGTTGAGTCTGGCCTCTTTCACGCGATTAGCAATTTCTAGGCGAGCTTGCTTGACAGTTTTCTTGCCGATCAGTAATCCTGTTTTCACAATCCTACTCACATTTGCATAGGCATAGGAATCAGCATAGCATAGTTTGTTATTTTTAATATATGAGCGAAACTTCTTTCCGCTACGATGTTGCGCCCATTGAAAAGTATGAAGTGACGCCGGAAGGCTATCTTCGTGCTTGGGCGACCATTGCACGCACTGGAGTGCAAATGTACTCCAATGCGGACGGCTCGGTACGGCGTGAATACCGTCCCGAGGAAGAAGTAAGTTCGCCAGAGAGCCTCGCTTCCTTTGCGGGCAAGGCAATCACCCTTGAGCATCCGCCTGTTCTTCTCGATAGCGCCAATACGAAAGACTATCAAATTGGTTTTTCGGGCACTGAAGTGGTTTATGACAACGGTTTCGTCCGTGCAGTCATGACCATTACGGACCAAGACGCCATCGAAAAGATCATGAAAGGCGATGCGAAAGAAGTCAGTGCCGGTTACAGGGTTGAATTCGACCCTACGCCTGGCGTTGCGTCCACTGGTGAAAATTACGACGGCATTCAACGAATGATCGACGGCAATCACATTGCAGTGGTTCGCAGGGGTCGGGCTGGCCCGCAGGTGAAGCTCCATCTAGATCGTCTAGATGCCGCAGACCCATCACTACTCTCCATTGAAGAGGATCCATCTATGACTGCCAAAGTCAATTTTGATGGCGCCGAGTTCGAAGTGAGCGAGAGCGTTGCTCTGGCGATCACTAAAGAACGTGACGACGCCCGCATGTCCTACGAGGACATGAAGAAAAAGTACGATGAAATGACGTCCGAAGCTTCCAAAATGAAGGAAGAAATGGACGCCATGGAAAAGGAAATGAAGGGCAAAATGGACGCTGCCGAAGGCCGCGCCGACGCTCTGGAGCAAGAACTAGAAGCCGTCAAGGCCGATCTGGAAGCTGCTGGTCAAGTGAACATTGATTCACTTGTCGAGGAGCGCGTTGCTCTGATTGATAAAGCTCGCACCAATCTTGATAGCGAGTTTGATTTTGCCGGCAAGACTGCCCGCGAAATCATGGAAGCCTCGATCAAAGCTGTTCGTGGCGATGCACTGGATCTGTCGGAGCGTTCCGACGATTACGTGCAGGCAATGTTCGACACGCTGGCCGATGCCGCTCCCCGCAGCGACTCTGCCGCCACTGACGAACTGCGCAAAGCCGTGGCATCCATTGCCACTCCTGTGTCTGCTCCGTCTTCCTACATGGAAGCCCTGCAGAACGCTTGGAAAACTCCCCTCTCCGTTACTAAGGAGCGCTGATTATGGCCGTCGTTTTTTCTTCGGTGAGTTCCGGCACGGCAGGTGGTGTGCAGCAGAGCTATGCGCTTGAGCTGACCGCCCTGCTCGAAGGTCAACTTTCCGACATCCGTGACAACACCATCGGCACCTACGTCAACGAAACCAATGCCGTCCTGGCCTTCGGTAATGTTGTCGCCTATGCCTCTGGTGGTACTGTTGCCAACTCTGCCAAGACTCTTGGTGGAACTGATGAAACCGTTGTGGGCATCAATGTGCTCACCTACGTCGATGAAACCGCTCTGGACAGCAACAGCCGTCCCGGCGTCAAGGACGAGCAAGTCCTGAACGTTGCCAACGAAGGCGCCGTTGCCGTGTATGTGCATGGTGATTGCAGCCCTTCGACCGCCGTTCGCGTGATCCACACCGCTACTGGCGTCAAGTATGCCGGTCAGTTCACTGGTGAAGCAATCGCCAACAAGAGCGCACTTCTGTCGAATGCCCGTTACCTCACTTCCGTCACCGGCTCAGGCCTGGCGATTGTTGAACTGAACGGTCCTTCGTTCACCCTCACCGCTGACACCTGATAGGAGGCCCTTCTAATGTCTGATTTCCGTATGGATGAAGCTGGGCTC